TGGTTTTGGTTTGCTCTTCATCAGTCCTCCTTTATGCACCAGTCGGTGCCATCCAGTTCCAGTCGATCCCACTGCTCCTTGGTTAGGTGTTCCCGCCACTTCGAGCAGTTGCCTATCGGGTGGGGTCGATCCCCGCAATCCGGGGCATGGTCGGCAAACACGAAGTTCACAAACGCTTCCGCATCGTCCCACCCCAGGTCTCGTGTTGCGCTGAGCTCCCAGTGACATTCCGACTTGGCTGTAGCGAGATGCCAGTTAGCGTCCTTGCACACCTTGGTTATGTTGATCATCAGTCCTCCTTAGTATTTCTTGGCCTTCTCTACGATGGTGTCGGTAGTGTCAAACTTGTAGCAGAGCAGACAGTCGAGGCACTTCTGACCAGTGCAGTTCTGTCTGTCTTTCTCCTCGTGCTCCAGCACGTTGTTGAACGTCTTGTGGAATCCCTTCGGTGGCTTGGCCATAATGGTTGACACCTTGGGGTTGCTGTAGACCAGGACCAGGTTGGATGGAAGGTCTACCTTGGAGAAGACCTTCTGGACAATGTCCTTTCGCTTCGTCCACAATGCGAAGGTGCAATGCGGGTTGCGTTCACATATCAGGACCAGGTTCTTGAGGTGTCGCTGGTTGATTAGCTCACCGTGTGCCTGGAACCTGAAGTATCTATCCACGATGTTAGGTACCTCGCCTGGCTGCAACGCACGAGACCCCAACAGGTCGGAGTTGCGTTGCAGTGCTGGCTGGTTGTTCTTCCTGAAGCCATTCAGCATGGCCCAGGAGTAGCACTTCAGGCAGATGGTCGGCACCTTGGATCGCTGCATCTTCTGGCAGAAGAGGTTGGTCAGGGTGTTCGTGCTGATAGCACGCAAGCCCAGCAGCTTTCCGGTCATGATAGATATGTGAACGCACTCCAGACAGAGTGTGTTCGTCATGGTTGTCAGTCCTCCTTCTTGTTAGTCCTCCTTTTACTGGCTTTCCAGGTAGCTTTGTCAATAAACTCCCACCCTTCTGAGGTGAGCTTCTTGATGCGCTCCCAGTCGTCCTTAGTCGAGTCCGTCACCCGCTTGTACTCGTTATCTTTACGCAGTGTCTTCATTAGTCCTCCTTTTCGTATCTAATTTCCATCTCATCCACCCCGTGTCCGGTGAGTGAGAGCATCACCCGGCCCCAAGCTAGTAATTCAAAATCGTCACAGGTAGACTGACAAGTGTCGTCCTTGCAACCGAATATGTTGATGGGTTCGCTCCCGGTGATGGTGTCTCCCTCGTCAGGCGCGAGGCCGTGTTCCCTACAGCGCCACTCGATTCGTTTTGGGTACACCGTAACGTGTGCGTACTTCATTAGTCCTCCCAGGTAAGAAGATCGAAAACCTTGGCGAGTCTTATTCTCGGCTCATGCGGGAAGGCTCTCTTGTTCTCTGATGTTGGGTCGCTTGGTCGGCATTGTTCACCGGGTTGCGCCCGACAGTACGGGCACGGGTGATGCTCGATAGCTTCCGTGTAATAGTCTCTTTGTGGGTTAGCCCATGGCATATCAGTCCTCCAATAAAAGCCGTCAGGTTTGCTTAGAGATGGCGAGGCTTGCAAGGTATCAGCTTGCAAGCCCCGAGTTGGTTAGGCGTTGACGAGAGTCCGCGCAGCCTTCCATGCGTCAGCCTTGATCGTCTGACCATGGCCCAGGAAGACGCTGTGGGCTTTCGCCTGATCTGCGTCTACTGAGCGACTGGTTACGCTAACGCTCTTGTGGTGGTCAACGTAGTTAGTGACTGCGTTGAACATGCCCCACACCGAGTTAGGGTCTGCGTACTTGTCGGCGTCCAGACAGCGTAGCAACTGGAGTACGATGTTCTCGTTCCTGGTTGTGAGCTTTGGGTCTCGTGTGTCGATACCCAATACATCGTGGATGTAGTCTACCTTCTGATCTTTGGTCATCCGGTGTCGTACCATCCGGTCGGATAGGATCTTCTGCGCTTGCACCTCATCCCTGGCCAGGCCTAGTAGCCTCGCCGCTTCGCCAGTCTTGGCCTTCACGTTACCCGAGTGGGTAATGCGAATCTTGCCAGACCCTAGCGAGAACGCCATGGTGAGAGTGTTTTGGCATACCACACGCACTGTCGTGAGCATACACGTCAGGCTCTTGGAGCCGTCGTGACTATTCACGAGAAGCAGGTACGGTTCGATCTGGCTACCGTCGTCCACAGAGAAGACCTCGTCCGGCAGGCGGAGGAGCACGACAAAGACACACGCACCGTGCAGGTACATAACCCCGTCGAACACCGCTTCCCCGGCCTTGATCAGATCGTGGGGGATGTCCTCCAGTACCCAACTGTCTTGGATGACTTGGTACTGGTTCCCGACCACACCTAGATCCGTGGTGCTTCCGTCCTTCCACGTTGCCTGAGTTCCATAGGCTCCCTGGAACGCGGCGAATGACGTTCCCTGCACGATCTCTCCGTCCTCGCCCAGGGCCAACTGGTCCTCACGCTGGGAGAACAGCGGAACCTTGGTCACGGTAGCGATACCTTTAGGCATCCGCTCCTTGACCTCTTCCATGGTCAGGCACTCGTTCAGCTTGATAAAGCCCTTGCCGTGCCACACGCCTTTGCGCCCATGTTCCCCGCCATATACCGCATTGCCTTCGAATATTGCATCGCTCATGTCAGTCCTCCAAAGTTAGTGAGTTTTCATCTGTCCTCATACCCTAAGCAAACCTGACGACTTTTGCAAGGGTACCCCATCTCAGGGGGACAGTACCTACTCGATTGTTACTTGCCCGAGAGTTGTTCTCTCAGCGCTTTGACTTCTGCCAGTAGTTGCGCCACGACCAGTCTAACTAGGTTGTGGCGCTGTGTGCTTACGCTCACGGGTATAGCCTTTCCCACGGATTTGAGAAAATGGTCTCGGGGCAGGCTCTCATGTGCAGGACCAGACGGTCTAGCATGTCCGTGACACGGATCTCCTTGTACTTCCCAGACTCTACAGCCTGCTGCACCCGTTCCGCGATGGGTTCGGCCCCTTCGTGGAACGTCTTGGCGTATGGGCCACCGTCCAGGGGGTACACATATAGTGCGAATGCTTCCATTGCTACCTCCTGTGTTACGTGTCAAATGACGGGGTTGGTAGGATTTGAACCTCCCTCGCGCCTTAAGTGTTACCTCACCCGGTTCCGGGTACGCATACCCCCTTGGGTAATCGCACTAGCGTTTCCTCCTTTGTGTGGTCGTGTGCTAATGGGGTGGTAGGGAATCGAACCCTACAGAAGACCTAAGCAGCTTAGTGGCCCCAAGGCTGTTGGGCTGCGTTACTCACCCCACGTGAGGTGCGTTGCGTGGTTGGCACACTTTAGACCTCGCACGCTCCCGGTGAAATTGCAGGACGCACCTCTGTGTGTTGCGACCGGGTTAGGTATCGCAACTACACACTCTATGTGAGTCTACCCTCGCGCCCTCCATAGAGGGCGCGGTGGTAGGATCACTTCACGTAGTGTACTGGAGAAGCGTCTGTCCACGGTCATGGCCCGGCACCGCGAGGTACTGGTCAAGTTCGTGGTCGATGGCTTCGGGAATGTTTCGGGGTGGATACCCCAGGGGATTCCCGTTGTCGTCCTCACCCTCCGGAAAGGGTGTGCCGTAGTAAGTATCAGACGGCATTCTTTCTATGGCCTTCGCGACTATTTCGGGAATCCTCCCAAGAGCGTCGGCCCTCTTGGCCTTGGATAGGTACAGCTCGCCGACTTTCTTCTCTACCAGCCACGCATATTTGTCGGTGTAACACTTCCATTTGTCGTGAGAGTAGGTTGGTGAGCCTTTATCCTCTGCATACGTACGCTCGGTCGGGCCCGGCACGGTTACCGTGTTCCACCTGGGCGGTACTCGTTTCTTGCCCGGTTTCGGGAGTGTCTCGGGATCTCGGTATTCTACGTCGACGGTCGTCCGCACTACGCTTTCCAAGATTCCGTGATGTCCTCGTTTGCTACCCATGTTAGTCCTTTCATGGTACTTGCGAAATTGCAGTGTACTCAACCGGACTCCCGTGGTTGAGGTTAATAATTCCCGCCGTCCCACTTTGCAAAGTGGACGGACTTGGTACGTTGTTTCGGTACGAACTTGATCGCTTTCCGTACAATCTTTGTCGGTTTCGGCTCCGGTTCCGGGGCGTCTGTACCAGACTGGTAACGCTCATTCGAGCGTTCAAGTTTCAGCCTATCCTTTTCGGCCGTTGCGAGAGCCTCACGATACGCTTGGTCAGCCTTCTCTTTAATGAGCCTGGCCTCGCGTTCGGCCACGGTTTCGACAACCTTGGGCCGTCGTTCCCGCGGGGTACCGTTGCCACGTTGCACCTTGTAGTTGTTGCGAAATGTAGGGTTCGCTTGACCGGTATACTTACCGGACAAGTGTAAGCAGATCGAATTACCCTTCGCAGTCTTTAAAGCGCGGAGATCGCTCCACGACATCATGCGTCTGTTTCTACTCATATGATCGACTCCCTTCCAGGAGTCCAGTAGAGCACACTACGTTGCCACCGTTGCGCAGGAGGTCGAGCCGTCGTGAAACGGCCACACCTTTTGAGACCTTTGTTTTCGCGCTTGGTAGCCTTCTCCTATGAGGTATCGACAGCCTACGGAACCTCGTTTGACTGTCACGCTTGCGCCCTACAGAATGCTCTAAATAGCAGCGTCAAGGTATCCGGTGGGGGGGAGGTTTTGCCCCTTGTCTCCCGTGGTGTCAATCTGTCTATGGCTACCCTTTCAGTGTTGTTGATGATTTGCGAACGCCGGGATCCAAACGCAACACCGGTGCCAAAGGCCCCAGAAAGTCGCGGACTTTTTTGAAAGTAATCGCAAGACGATACAGCACAGTGACTTGGGGAGCGACAAAAAAGAACGGGGCGGTCGGGGCGGCCCGGAGTCCTGGAAGTGTAAGGCGCTTGTTCGTAAAGACTCTTTACAAAGCCAACGTAAAGTCTCTTTACAATGAATGTATTGGGTGGGATCCCCCACAATTGAACTGGTGGCAAGGTTCCACGGGAAACGTAGCGATGTTCCACGTGGAACGTGCGCTGCGGACGTTGCCAGGAGGAGAGGGGAGCGGGGAGGCTACTGGGTAGCGTCGGGTGGTGGGGTTGCGGATCAAGGCATGATCGAACTTACCGACTGACGCGCAGGCGCGCGCGCGCACGCGAGGCCCCCGCCGCCCGGCCCACATATGATCTTGACCGCTCTCTAAAAATTCTCAAAAATTCTGAGAAAAAGGGGGTTGACGGTTAGTGTTATCTCCACTAAATTAGTGGAGCTTCACTAAATTGGTGGACGTTTATCGAGCACTGGCGATAACGTTAGCGTAGTTATTAGCGATGTCAGAAACCCGCGCCCTCCCCCCAGGGGGGGCAGCGGGTTTCTTAATATTAGCGATAAAGTTAGCGAATATATTGGAGATTAGTGGGATGCCGCCATGGGTTGATTGTTTGTATTGTGAGAACCAGTGGTGTTTGTTGCATGAGGTTCATGCTTTTGAGTGTTCTTGTCCTCCGATAGAAGAGTGGGGTGGTGATGATCCGAAAGAGCAAGAAGGGGAATGCGGTCACGAAGCGGGAGGCCCGGAGCATGGGGTCTTGTGTGGACTACCTTCAGGACCGGATGGAGCGGGTGTGGATGATTGCCAGCCCGGACTCTACGAAGGAGCTGATTGCTGAAGTAGTAGAAGGTGCTCGCTCGAACGGTGACTATAAGACGATGCTCCAGGCTGCGAAGGTGATGTCGGAGTTCCTGAAGATCGCAGCCCAGTCTGGTGTCCAGATGCTGGATATTCAGAGAAAGATGGACTCTGGACAGCCGGAGAATCAGGTGAATGTTCAGGTAAACTCGGTATCTTCTGTGCCCAGTTTGGAGGAAGCCCAGCGTGAAATCGAACGATACTGCGAAATCGTCGGATCTAGTTCAGATGGCCGGGGCCTTATTGGCAGAACCAGCGGTCTGGATGGAGAAGTTTCTGAGGATCACATCGGAAGAGAGGCAGGTGGACCAGGAAGGGTTGACGCAGACCGGATCGCCATCCTATCGCCAGAAGATTGTCCCCCTCCGGCTGAACCATGCCCAACAGATCCTGTATCGACGGGTGCGGGACTGCTGGCAACAAAAGAAACCAGTACGGTTTCTGATACCGAAAGCTCGTAAGCAGGGAGTCACCACTTTCGCTCAAGCCCTCTTCTTCGAGAGACTGTATCGCCAAGATCATGAAGAAGCGGCTGTGGTTGCCCATAATCAAGAATCGTCTGCTTACATCTTTCAGATGACGCGACGATTCTATGACTATCTCCCGGCTGAAATGCAAAGGCCGCTACGATACTCGGCCAAGACCGAGCTTCAGTATGTCGAACCCCATGGCTCAAAGTACATGGTTTTGACAGCAAAGTCCGGGGATGCGTTGGCGAAGGGGACAACTCCCACTATGTTTCATGGGTCAGAAGTCGCCAACTGGGCAGATGGGGGCGTAGACCCCTGGAAAGCCTGGACATCCATAGCCTCGGCTATACCCGATCACGCGGATACGTCCATCATCCTGGAATCCACGGCTAATGGCCGAGAACAGTTCTTCTACCGAATGGTCCAGGGTGCGCTCAAAGGGGACAATGACTTCGAGGTTATCTTCCTGCCCTGGTACATCATGCCCAAATATACCCGTGAAATCACAGATCGAGGGTGGAAGATCAACCAGGAAGAGGATCACATGCGGGGTGAGATCCAAGAAAACGCTGGATATTACATCTCAGACCAACAGTTTGAGTACAGAAGGTGGTGCCTCGCCAACAAATGTGGTGGGGATCTGGCGATCTGGAACCGATACTACCCGACTACCCTGCGAGACTGTTTCTCCGTATCAGAGAAGAAGTTCTTCTCGGAGGAGATCAAAACCCATTACCGGAATATGGTGCGGAAACCCAAGGTAATCGGGGATATGGGGATCACGGAGTCTGGATTCCCCGTGTTCGAGCCCAATACCCACGGGAGTATCGACATCTGGGAAAAACCCATAAAGAAAGAGAAATACGTGCTGGCTCTGGATGTTTCGGAAGGAATTCCTGGGGGCGACTACCACTCCGGGTACGTGCTGAAGCGCTCCGATGTCACCGCCGTCGCGTCTATCCACTGCTCCGTAGACTCCGATGAACTGGTGGACCAGGTCTACCGACTGGGACTCTGGTACAACCGAGCCCTGGTGGCTCCAGAAAACAACTGTAACCCAGAGGTATGTCGGAGACTTTCTTATCACTTGCGCTACCCCAACATATTCTGGTATAGAGACATTAATACCCCAAGGGGTAGGGTGCAGAGACCGGGATGGAATACAAACGTAAAAACGAGACGAGAGATGCTGGATGTCCTGAAGATGGTCACCCGGCAGAAGATGCTGAATGTGTATGACGAAGAGTTCGTTGAGGAGATGGAAGACTTCAGTTGGAATCTCTCCGCTCGAAAGTGGATGGCGGTCAGTGGAAAACACGATGACCGAATCATGTCCATGGCAATCGGGCTCATGCTCCTCGACCTCTCTCCGTACAAGGATCGAGCCGACAGGTTGCGTCCAAACGAGGACGATGGGATGAAGCGTTACAAGGCGTTCAACGAATACTGGGACCGAAAGCGGGTCGGTATCAAGAAGAAAAGGAAAATGACCCTTGGATAACGTCGAAAAGAATTTAAAGATCGTTCAGATCTGGACCGATCTGATCAAAGCAGGCGTCAGCTTGAAAGACCAGCGCTTCAGCAGAGACCGGAAGGAGATCCTTCGGTTCTACGCTGGCGATCATGGATTTATATATGACGATGCTGCGGATTCGGGTTGGGCAAAAACAGAGCAATGGGCTCAGATGACGATCAATCTAACCTTCGAGTTAATTGAGATCTTTGGGCCCATCCTGTATCAGAACAATCCAATACGAACCGTCACCCCGAGAGGAACCAGTTCTCTACAAGAAGCTCTCGCCCAGGTGATGGAGATCTATCTGAACTATACGCCAGTCGAACTCGACCTCAAGCGCGAAAGTCGTAGTGGAATCAATGACGCCCTGATCTCTGGTCTGGGCGTTATGTGGACCGGGCTGGATCGAGAAACCGGATTGGTTGGTAGCTTCTACGAATCAGTAACCAATATCATCCTCGACCCCGACGCACCGCGAATGCGAGATATGTGGTGGGTTGCGCGTAAGCGTGTCGAGCCGCTGTGGCTCGTGCAGCGCAAATATCCAGAGACATCCCAAGGACTCAAAGGACACAAGACTTCTCATCACGGGAAGTCTTCTCGTTTGGATTCTGCTGCGTATGACGATTCAACAAGATCACAAAACGCCAGCACTCAAGACCTCGTTGTCTATTACGAGATCTTTTCCAAGATGGGGATCGGAGTTCGCACGAAGGATGTCGATGAAGAAACCAAGGACGCATTCTCGGACGATAACGATTACGTGTACCTGTCTATCTGCCCCGGTCATAACAAGCCACTCGCGGTTGAGAATTGGCCCGCACCCCTCTTCCTCGATAACGCTTGGTTTCATTCCAGCCTCTACTGGCACCTACACCCAGACCAACTGTGGCCTATTGCTCCTCTGAAACCCGCGATGGGTGAGCAGAAAGCGATTGACTTTCTCGCCACGTTTATGATGACCAAAGCGAAGAACGCATCGCGAGATGTCATCGGTGTCGATCCGTCGATTGATGAGAACGTAGTCAATCAGATCTCAGCGGGACGAGACCTCGAAGTGGTCTCCATGACCGGCGCACAAGGACGACCGATCAATGAGGTGGTGAGTTGGCTGCACCATCCTGGTATTCCCGCAGACCTCAAAGAAACATTCAAGATGCTGATCGAACTGTTCGAGAAACGTACCGGACTCCAAGAGATCCTGTACGGAACCACACGAGTGGCCGAACGGACAGCTCACGCAATTAGCGTTAAAGACAAGAATAGTCGAGCCCGTATCGACGATAAAGCCGAAGTGGTTGAGCAATGGGCCTCAGAAATTAGCCGCAAAGAAGCTCTACTCGCCCGGTTCCTCCTGGAACCGGAAGAGGTAGAGCGTGTGGTCGGCAGGGAACGAGTCTTCGGGTTTAAGATCGAGGTCTCCGTGGATGGTCAGCCGCTTAACATGCAACAAGCAAGAGACCTCTCGGAAAGCCTTGCCGAATACTGGGAAACCCTTGAGAAGGCCCAGGAAGCGCTCATGACTATCGACCCCATGGTTCGCATGATTGCTCCGTTTGCGATCATGAACGTGGTGCCGGTTACAGCCGCCACCGTGTGGAGAGATACCGGGGTGCTGGATGACTCTATCGACATCGTCCGAGAGTTCAACTATCGGATCGAAGCGGGTAGCGCACGGAAGCCGGACCAAGAGTTCCGGGTCGAGCAAGCCGAGATGATTCTCGACCGGGTTGGGCAATTGTCACTACAACTGCCGCCTGGAATCGACACAACAATATTCAACGAAACGCTCGATCATCTTTTCGATGCGTACCTCGTTCCGCATAGCAAGCGGGTTTACCTGGAAACACAAGAAACACCGCCGCCGCCAATTCCAAAGGGTGTTGCCGAAGCCTCTGGGGAAGAGCAGATGGGGCAGGGACAGATACTCGCGCCGTCGCCTGAGGGCGCGTCGGACCTGCCTACGGGAGCACCCGATTTGGTTAGTGGCGTAAACTTCGCATCACCGGGGCTGCTATGACAGAAAAAGTAGACAAGATCAAAGAAATGCTCGAAGCAAGACAAGCCCCTGGAGCAATCATCCGGCACCCTGCCGGACAAACGAAGTATATCTCTACCCTGGCTCGATACCCTGACGACCCGAGAGCGAACGTCACCTCGATGTCCGAAGCTCGACGTAAGGCCGCGCAACAAGGGAAAGAGATTTTGACCGTGGATCAAGCTCTTGATGCCCGAAAGGAAGTCAAGCAAGAATCCTTTAGCGATACGTTTAAGAAACAATGGAAGGAGTCGTAATGTCTGAAGAAGAACGGGACACCTCTGAACTCGACGCCCAAGTGGATACCGTCGAAGAAGAGCCCCAGGCTGCCGAAGCAACACCTGACTACGATCCCTCGGAAGATCCCGAGGATACGTCGCCAGACATGGTGGACGAGGCCGCTGATCTCGAAGCAGAACTTTATGCAGGCAAATACGGCAACGTCGAAGACCTGGAACATGGTTATCGTGAGTTGCAACGGAAGATGTCGGAGCGGGACGACTATGCTCGATTCGGGCAAAATGTCGCACCGCATTGGACGGAGTTTCAACAATGGAAGGCGCAGCAGTCGGCACCACAGCCGGAGCCTGAACCGGAAATGCCTTGGAACCCACCGCATGATTACTCCACTGTGCAACGCGCAATTGGGCTGCGAGGAACCGAGGCTTGGGAAAATCTGCGTGCAGACGAGAGAGCCCAGGCCGAGGAGTACGTCAACTACTACGATCAGAAGTGGAATTCGTGGTTCACGAATCCCTACTCGATGATGGAAGAGTTGGCTCAACCGTACATTCATCACGCAATCCAGCAACACTTTGGTCAATTCCAGGCTCAGATGGAGGCTTCCAATTTCCTGAACCAACACAAGGAAGACCTCGATGGTCACCTCCAAGAGTTGGATCAATTATTGGCGTCTGGAGTACCGGCTGAGTATGCACGGGAGATCATTGTCCACCGCAAAGCGGCGAAGGCAGAGAAATCCATTGCAGACGAAAAGACGGCGCTTCAGATAAAAAAGGACCGTCTAAGGGGTCGAGTAACCCGAGGTGCCCAGAGAAGTGGTGGAACGCCGGGTGCTGAATCCGTTTCAGCAGCCAACCGGAGCTTTGGTGATCTTCTGAATGAAGTCGCCGAAAAGAAGGGTTTCAACATGGACCATGTGGGTCGTCTGGGGGAATCGGCTCGGTAGGAGGAATAAATGGCCGAATTTGAACGTGTTCTGAACACGACCCTCGAAGCCTGGGTAAAGGGCTTGCACGAGGAACAACTTCAGAACCGGGTTGTTCTCGCCATGCTGGAAAAGAAGAAGCGTATTAAATACAACGCTAATTCTTATCAGACCAGTTGGACCGTTGGTTTTAAAGACCACGCGCTCACTGGGTATGGCGACATGGAGACCATTAACTTCTCCCGTGTCATCACCGAAAAGAAAGCCACGATTGATTATCGCGGCTACATCATGACGGACGCCGTTTCTGAAAAAGAACGGCTGATGAACAAGGGCAAGGAAGCTATCGTCAACATCTTCGAGGACAAACTGGAGATGATGAAAGGCGCTTGGAAGCGCCGCTTTGGTGCCGAGCTTTACATTGATGGTGGCCTCGCCGCGAACGCGAAGCGTTTCGAGGGGATCGACACAATCATGGGTGAATCCGGTACCACCAACTCCGACGAAGTCGGGGTAAACTCGGGCTCCTACGCCGGACTCAACCAGGCGAAGGGGACTTATGGTGGGTCCGCTGGAGACGCAGAGTATGACTTCTGGTCTTCGGTGCTCATCAACACTGGTTACAATACCAGCACCTGGGCCGCGTCGGGTCTTGAGCGTTTGCGTACCGGAATTAAAAACTCCACCTACGCGCACGACGACAAGCTCGATCTGGTCCTTCTCAATCGTGCGGCCTACGTGGATCTGCTCAACTTGATTGACGGCAGTGAACGCATTATCGCGTCAGCGAAGAATGCGGACCTGACGGCACTCGGGTTCGGTGATCACATCGAGGTCGATGGTTGTCCGGTGACCTGGGACTTCGACGTCCCAACCGTAGACGCTTCCGCTTCTACGAACCCGGTCAGCGGGTACGGATGGAACTTCAATGCGATGCACCTGCTCTTCTTGCAGCCCAGCATCGTAAAGGGACGGATGGTCTTCGACGAAGATCAACTCGCCTACAAGTTCCTATTGTCTACTTTCGGGAACTGCAAGTTCACTTCACCCCGAAAGTTCGTTGCTTACAAGGACTTCGCTTAAAAGAAAGGATAGCGACTATGGCTACTTCACTACCTATCGCTCTTTCTGAGAGCGTAACCAACATCAATACGGGTGTTCTTGGTGAGCTGATTACGGTTGCTAACGGTAACCAGTACCGATTGGTCCTGAATGCGGACGGCGCAGCGGTTCCCCGTTGCTCCGCTCTCACCTGGGTCAGTCGCACTGCGTTTACCGTTGAGCGAGTCGACGCTGCTACGGAGGAAATCTGCGGATTTGTTCCGACCGAAGCGACTTCCGCTGGACCTGCTAATGGAGAGTACTTCATGATGCAGGTCGGTGGTAAGACGACCGGTATTCGTGGCGACGACGGCACTGCAATCGCTGTTGGCGACGGCGTTGGACCGGATGATGACTCCGATTCTGGTAAGCTCAAGCGACATGTTGCCGCTGGCAGTACGTTTACTGAGCTTATTGTCATTGGCGCCGCTCTCACTGCGGCGGCCTCGGCAGATGATGAGTTCGACATCCAGTTGATGCGTACACTCAACTAAGACAAATGATTGGGGTCGGGTCTTCGGACTCGGCCTCGATCCATATCGGAGCAAAAACAATGGCGAGAGTTAATGGTCACGTTCCCGTTTTCAATACGGCTAACGGGGGTAGTGCCGACATCTTCACGAATGATCTGATTCCGCAAGGCCCAGGTTCCGTTTTGACCATCGGGGTTTGTTTGTCAGCAGCCGTCAAGTTGAATCTGATGATTGACAATGGTTCGACGACGATAACGGTTGTGCTGAACGATGATGCGAACCTCACGGCCAATGCGGGGAAGACGTTTACCTGGCCTGCCTACCCTGGTTATACCTATAACCTACAGCCGTCTGGGGCAGCCACTGTCCTTTGGTGTTCGATTCGGGATGTCTGCTCGGGAGGAATCTGATTGGGACCATCTGATCAGAGGGAATTCAAATGCCTTACGCGATCTCAAAATCTGGTGGGAAGTTCGTTCTAAGGAACTCGGAAACGGGGACTGTGTTTGGACGCCACAAGAC